AATTGGGTGTCCGAGAATTTATTCGCTAGAAACCCGTTCATCATACGACCTCTTGAGCAGCCTTGGTAGAACTGATCGTGCAGGCGGCTTGGATGTCAGCACCAGACGGGAAGGTGCGAGCGATACCGAGTTTGCCTTGGCACAAAATGTACGGCGATTTGTACCGGTCGGGGTAGAAGCGGAACCACAGGATCTGGTCCTTTTGCTGGATCAGCGAATCGGTGATCCCGTCTTCCAGATAGGCCGTGAACGACCCCTGGCCCAGGGTGGACGAAGTGCTACCCAGCGTGGTGCCGTAGATTTGGGTCGAGGTCACTGAATGAGTGGTTTCCGGGGGAACGAAATCCGAGGACAACGAAACATCGGCGTAGATCGGGGCTGCGAAAGATGCGTACACCCGCTTGGCTACGACACCCGTGTGGATTTTGGGCAGATCCGACAGGAAACTCACACTGCCGGTGCGGTAGTCCAGTTCGAACAGCGGGAAATTCGCCATTTCCGTGTGCAAACCGGCGACGGCGAAAATCTGCGCGGCGGTGACCGGAGCGGCGGTGTTGGATGTGACCCGCACTTGGGCGATCTCGATGCTGTCCACCGGGATCAGCGGGGGGCCACCGGCTGCGCCACGCGTTTCGCTAAACGCGGTGGTGGTGCCGTCAGTCCCCGCGATCGCTGCGATAGCGCCAGCCGAAGTCACCGTGATCGAATTCACCTTGGACACAGCCGTGGCAGGCCGGGTGATGGCGACACCACCGGCAGCGACCGAAGTCACGACACCATTGAGGTTGCAAGTCAGGGCCGCGACATCAACTTCATTGTTCGCGAGGTCAACGGCTGCGATGACAGCACCGCCAGTCAGAAGACCATTCGGTCGGACAACCGGAGTGTACCCGGCTTTGCCCGACCACTGCGAAGCAGTCGAGTTGAACTTGATCGCGTTACCGCTGTCCGTCAGCAGCGTCATCGCAGAAGATTGTTGGCCACTCTCGTATTGCAGTTTTGCGTTTTCAGCGGTAGACATTTCGGTAACCTCCGGTTAAATGATCGTCATCGGGTTGTTTGCCGCCACCCGATAATTGAAAGCACAATTCAGAATTACTCCACACCAAGGCGTCTGTCCCTCCCCGATTTGGGGAGTAATGGTCACGAACTCGATGCTTTTGATCAAACCACCCAATGTCGGATCAGGATCATCAGAAACTTTTGGATCAGCCACTGACCTGAGCAAGGTGGTCATGACAGCGCTTGAAAGCTCAAACGCTACGTCAGTGAACACCTTGTCTCGCGTCCTGTCGTAGCATTCTATCACAACAGACAGGGTACGGTCAACCCAATTATATTTCTTTTCAATTTGCTGATCACCTTCCGGCCAATAGTTGATAGCCGGAAGATCATCATCGATGAACGGTTTGAGTGTGGCGCGCTTTACGCGGCTGACTGTGAACGTGTGTTCGTTTGAAGTCTTGATCAGCTTCAATCTGTCTTCGATCGCGTCGATGATCTGCAGTTGCGGGACGGTCATCTGGTATTCGCCAAATAAATCTCTTCAAGCCTGGAGAGCAATTGGGGGAAATAGTCAATGGCCGTTTCGCGCATCCGAAGTCTTGCAGGGACTTTGACCTTTTTAGCAAGGTGCATCATCTTGACATCATCGAGGTAGATACCAAATCCCCGACTACCGTTCTGCACCCGTGCTTTCATCGAGAACAACTCTCGCGCACTCCTAATCGCCCGACCACGACTGTAATTGATGGTAGTCGGGAAACTCATGTACGGACCGCCACGGAGCCAAAGATACTTGTTCTTTGCTCGGATTGTTGCGCCCTCTTCTTGGACCTTAGCATACCGGTTGTTGGTCGAAATACTTGCTCGGAGAGTACTCAAATCAGTTCCGGAAACCTTCCAACCAATGCTGTCGTACAATTCACCTGTTCGTCTCTGGACACCCTTACCACTCGCCCTGGCTCGGACGGCGGGGTAAGCTTTGCCCCCAACTATGTCGACAAAAGCCTTTCGCGCATCCGCGAACGCCTCGTCAGGGAGTTGGTCAAGGAACTCCTTGAACACCCCGTACGACAGTAATCTGACCTGGATAGCCATTTCAGATATACTTCATCGGATGCACAAAGGGGTCAAGAAGTCTCCTAACTTCTTTCAAAAGACCGAATTCGGGCCAAAGGACGGATCCCCCGTCATTCGTGACGTTTTGGGCCCCGAGTTGGTCTTTGCGCTGCCATTCGTGCAGGGTTTGCATCAAGGCAGCACGTTTGATCGCAGCAGGTGCATCTTCAAATCCACCGGAGTAAGTGATGCTCACAAAAGAGTTCACTTCTCGCGGCAACTGAACATGGCCCACCATCCTTGTGCAGGTGGTGGCCATATCAGTCGTCGGATCGTTGTCCGCAATCACTGCGGTCACCGCAGTGATCGGGTAAGCTTGGACGGGCACCAGCCGGTTCCGGACATCAACACGTTCGGTATACGTGTCGAACTCCAGAACCCTACCGGTGTACGACTCAATCGCCACGTAGACCGATGAAATTAGCAACTTCAACGAGGGGTACTCGTCGATGGACTCTTTTTGAAGATCGAGCATTGCTGCCAGATCTTCAAAAGTCACTAACTTCAACATGGTGGTCTATTAGGGGTTAGCGCTCACGCTGTTCAGCGGACCGTGGGCAGTGGTGACACTGAACACGACAGCAGCGACCGCGACGGTGGTGGCCACACGGTAGAACCGTCGACGCGGGTTGACCACGTTCAACTGGGCGTGGCCAGCAGCAGTGAGGGTCGTGATCGCGGTGTCGTTACCAGCACCGGCCACCTCGTCGGTCCAGTCGGTCGAACCATCAGCCGAGTGCTGCAGCTTCGCGGCCAGTGTAGCACTGGCACCGAAAGTACCGGCACTGATCAGAAAGCTGGCCGAACGACCAGCGGACATGTCCGCATTAGCCGTGTTGTAAGCAGCAGCCGTACGGGACTGAGCAGCCAGACCTTCGACCAACGCGTAGTTGGATTTGACATCTTGACGCATGATGTAGTACCTTTCTTTGAATGATGAACCGGCCCGACAGCGTTGACGGGCCGGTTAGATTGCTTCGACGTTGATCCCGACCCGGATTAGGCCGCGATCTTCAGGGTCACGAAAGCCTCAGCCTTCGCCACCTTGCCACCAGTCCGACGCTTGATCAGGAAGCCGGTCTGATCGAACTCGGCATAGCGCTCGACGAGTCGTTGCACGGAGATCCCGGCCCGGTCACGGATGTAGTATCCGGCACGGAAGTCACCCAACACGATGGGGAACTTGTTCGCAGCGATGTCGGCCATCCCTTCCGGGTTGATCAGCGGGCGACCCAGGAGCGTGGCAGGTGACCCGGCTTGCACCGGGGGTTGCCACAGGTACTGGCCGTCCTTGTCCTTCAGCTTGCGAACTTCACCTTCGACGGTGCTGTTCATGGCCCAGGTCGAGTTGCGGCGGTAGGTCTTCTTGAGCGAATGCAGCATTTCGATGAGGGGATCCACACCGTTGAACGTTGCGTCACTCAGGGCGGCGGCGACACCCGACTTCTTGAAGTTCGCCACCACGGCTGCCGCAGTCATCAGGCCCTGCGGTGCATTGGTACCATCACCGGCGATGAAGGCATTGTCTTCGGCTTCAGCGATAGCGCTGCTGAAGGCCATGGACAGTTCACCCCAAACGTCGGCGGCGGCGTCATCCAGCGTGTTGTTGTGGATCAACGCCAAAGCGCGAAGGTCGTTGATCTGCAACGTTTCGCCACCAGCGCTCAGGTCCTGGGCGGCGACAGCCACATTGGTCACGCCCCAGGCCACAGTGGGCTTCTTGAGCGAGGGCATGAACACCTTGTCGCGACTCGTGGTGCCGGTGTTGGCCACCGGGCGCACCGCCGACTCGTTGAATGCATCCATCAGGATGACATTCTGGAAGTCGACCGGCACCAAGAAGCCGCCTTCAGCATCGCTGGCGCTCGACAGGGTACGCACTTCGTCGGGGTTCATCATCGAACGACCCGTTTCACCGACACCGTAGCGCAGGTACTTGACGAAAGCAGCGTGACGCAGTTCGGTGTCCTTGTCCTTCGCACCGGGGGTGCTGACTGCGGGGCGCTGGGAAGCCTTGACCAATTCCTCGTACTGCCCGCGCAGTTCGGTGATGGACGCGTTGGCCTTGTCGATGGCGACTTGGATCAGGGGGTCGGATTGACCCTCGATCTTGCGATCCACGTAAGACCGCATTTCGGCGGTGGCCTTGTTGATTTCGTCGAGAACGACTTGGATTTCTTTGGACATGGAAAATGCTCCTTGATTCAGGTGAAAGAGGCACGGAACTTGTTCAGTTCCTGGATGATTTTGGAGTATTCAGGCTCATCCTGGGGCAGAAGGCCGCGAATGCGGGCGACTTCTGCCGGATCGAGTTGACCCCGGCGTAGTTCGTTGCACAAAACCTCGATCTTGGAAGCTCGGTCAGCGATGATCGCCTTCCTGACTTCTTCGGGGAGGTCTGCCAGTTTCGCCGGGTCGACTTCAACGGTTTGACCGTCCAGAAGTGACCTGACTTCTTCCACGGTGAACGAAGTGTTCGCCGCGAAATTTTCCGGTGTAGAAGCGCTGTCCATGAGGTGCTTGCGCAACGCCATTTGGACGGGGGTTCCACGGATATCTCGTTGCTGCATCTGCAGCATTTCGTCGGTATAGGACGAGTACATTCCCGAGAATTGCGTCAAAGCATCGTTGATCTTCGTGCGCACTTCATCGGAATTGAGACTGCTGTACCAAATGTCGTCGAGCGTCCGGTACAAGCTGCTCAGGATCAACGAACCGCGCTGGCCCAACTCGTACTTGGCGTACGTGGCTTGGTATTCCTGATCACGCTTCTCGATCTTCATATTTCTCACTCCTGTGATGACGGCGGAGTCATTGGCTTCGAAGATGACCGGCGATACTTCCATCAACATCACCTCAGTAATCACCCGCACACCATCGACCCACTTGTCTTTGACTGTTCTGAAACCAAAACTGAACGTGTCGATTGCACCAGCTTTGACGAGTTCAAAGACCTCGCGGGCTTTCGGTACACCCATCACCAACTGGATTCGAGCGAAAAGACCCTTGTCATCCTCTCGGATCTCGATCGGCTTGCCGATCACTTCATCTTCGTGGTTCCAAAGTACCTTTACTCGATTCCCTCGCTCCTGGAGCGTCTTGGTAAAAGCCCCACGTTGGAACGAACTCTTGTAGGAATCAATGACCCCCCACACAGTCACGTAACCTTCGATGATACCTTCGGCACCGGTGCTTTCGGCCCTGAGTTCACCATGGTGACAACTGCGGTAGTCTTTTTGGGACATTTTGCTTTGACTGTAAGATCGAGTTGATTCTACCACAATCAGTTATCATCCGTCAATAATCTGCAACACCACGGAAAATCCCGGTGTCGATGATCGCTTTTCGGATTCTGTTTGCGTCAAATGCAGCTGCACGACCATAGGTCACCTGTTCTTGGA